GCAGAGCCGGATTCGAACTTTGGAAGTTTGGTTATAACCCTGAAAATGCCCTTACATTATTACATTAGGGCAAAAGTTGAGGATTTCTGCGCTTTGTAATAAAAAAAATTTATTACAAAAGAACCTTACATTACCCCCACTTTATTACATTACAAACCCGTCCGCGCGCTCGCTCGCTCGAACTATCATTTTTTGGTTGACGCAGCGCCGTTTTTGGCGCTATGCACTCGTGCATAGCGGTAGCGCAGCCGCCCGCTCGCCCGCTCGCTCTAACTACTATCCTAACAGGACGCGGATCGCGCGCGGCGCGGACAAAAAAAGGGGAAGCCTTTCGGCTCCCCCCGTTTGTGCCTATCGGCTTAGCTGTTAGTCATCTGCAAAGGTGTCGGGGTTGCTGGCAACTAGTGTAGCAATGCGGCGCGCAAACGATAGGGCATTAGGTGCAAGCGCTTCCTCACCCTTGGCCGCCCCTTCGATAAGCCGCAAGGCCGCTGCAAGTATCTCACTAGGTGTAGCAACCGGCGCGGCGCTGTCCCCGCCCTTTTCGTTCTGCGGGGCGGCGCGATTAGAACCAGCCTCACCCTTGGCGGCCTTAGCAAGGGCGGAGAGGCTTTTCGCCTCCCGCATTGCGGCGGCCTTATCGCCATTGCCGCCCGATAGCTTAAGCTCCCCATTTACAATGTCGGCTGTCATCCCCTCCGCACGGATAGCACGCGCCATTGGAATAGCCTTGCTTGCCATTGTCCACACCGCCGCAACCGGCGCGGGGAGATTAAAAAACGCCGTTTGGAATCCGGCCTTATAGGCTGTCTGTGCTGTCTTACTGATAGCGCCTTGCGCGTTGCGCTTCCAAGCAAGCGAGTCATCCCCATATTCCGCAACCCCCATGCACTCGACATGGGTATGGATGTCGGCCTCATCAGTGCCCTTGATGTCGAATGTCCAAGGGCGGAGGGCGGCCTCATCACTGGCAAAGCCTGCTACCATAACAGCAAGGGCGGCGGCCTGCTTACCCTTAGCTACGTCAATAGCGGCCTTGCCCTTAATCGCGGCCTGCGCGGCAAGGGGAAGGATTAGCGCGGCCTCATCTGCATTGAATGAGGCGGCGGCAAAGTTGCTAGCGGTGATCTTGTCCATTGTGACTGTCTTTCTTTTGAGGCGGGGCGCGGCGTGATTGCCGCCCCGCCCTCATTCTTTGAACGACCAACCATACAATGTAAAGAGGCGGCCTTGCTTACCCGAGTAAGCAAAGCGGGGGATTGCACCTAATGTGGTAGGGATTGTCACCAAAATGAGAGGGGGGAGGGTGTTCACGTTTCTGCCTTGCGCAACCCTACCCATCCCCGACCCCCCAAAGCACAGGGAAATGCACCCGCCCGCGTATACATAGTATTTTGCGCAGCCGACGACGCAAAATGAGAACCAAGCCGAGCCAAAGTGGGCCGAGGGGGGTACCCCCTCCAAAATCCAGCCATACACCGTCAACCCGGCGCACAGGGAGACCCCCCGTCTATGGTACCTTGACGCTTTTTGCCCCGGGGGGTATTACATATGGCGTTTCCCCTCGAAACTTGGGGGTGAGTAGCTTCGGGACGATCTTCGGGGCTTGCTTGCAAGGCTCACCCCCTTCCCCCTTTACTTCCCACTGCGCTCGCAGCTATAAGGTGCTTCTGCTCCCCCAAACCGGACGCTGCACCTATGCCGAGAGTAAAAGTAGAACCTAGTTCGGAACACCCGATGCCATTCAGCATCGAGCCGGATGAAACCGACACGTTCATGGAAGAGATAACCGTCGCAGCTAATACAGCTGAGATGTTGGAGACCCTTGGTGCTCCCTTAGAGGTCGACCCGGTCACCCTCGACCGAGAAAAAGCGTTGATCGACGCTGTGGCTAAGCGCCAGCAAACTACCCCGTTAAAAAACTATTCCACCGCCTTGGCAGCCTCCGGCTTCCTGAAGACCTATGGGCAGAGTCTAGCCTTCGATGTGGGGCAGGTCCGGGCCGCGCTGACCAACAAGCTGCTCGAAATCGCCAACTGTGGCGAGATTAAATATGAGCTTAAAGCATTGGAATTGCTTGGGAAACACAGCGACATCAGCCTGTTCACCGACAAATCCGAGATCACCATAAACTATAACAGCCCAGATGCGCTCGAAGCGGCGATCAAGGAGCGCGTGAAGCGCCTGCTGAACGCAGACATTATAGATGTGACCCCAAATGGCATAGACCTTGACGAGGAGTTGGGGGTCTACACCCCTGAGCCGGAGGAAGATGAAGGGGAAGAAGAGGCGGAAGGCGATGACTGAAGCCCAGCACATGCGCAATCTTGCTAAGTTACTACGTCAACTGGATGAAGGCACAGTGATCCTCGATTCTTGGTTTGCTCAAGAGGCAGCAGCGCTGCTGGAGAAGTATGCCAAGGAGGGTGAAGAGGAATAATGCCCTCAGGTCGCCCCAACTTGCAGTTGATCGACGAGATTAGCTTGGCTGATCTACCTAGAATCTTGCCTGCGTTACCCCTACACGAGCAGGAGAAGCTGTTAGCCGAGCTAGAGAAGCTCCAAGAGCTAAAATCCAAGCAAATTGCCCAAGATAAGTTCCTTGGGTTCGTCAAAGAGGTCTGGCCGAGCTTCATTGGGGGCCGACACCACGCCAAAATGGCTGATGCCTTCGAGCGCGTTGCAAACGGTAGCTGCAAGCGCCTCATAATTAACATGCCACCGCGCCATACCAAGAGCGAGTTCGCCTCTTATCTGCTCCCTGCTTGGTTTTTAGGCAAATATCCGCACAAAAAGATCATCCAGTGCTCCCATACGGCTGAATTGGCGGTCGGCTTTGGCCGTAAAGTGCGAAATTTGGTCGACACTGACACTTATCACCGCATTTTCCCCGAATTAAACCTTTCTGCGGACTCAAAAGCTGCTGGCCGCTGGAATACCAGCAAAGGTGGGGACTATTTTGCTATTGGTATAGGTGGTGCGGTGACCGGTAAGGGTGCTGACGTGCTCATCATCGACGACCCGCACTCGGAGCAAGAAGCTGCTATCGCAGAAGTTAACCCTGATATTTACGACAAGACCTACGAGTGGTATACATCCGGGCCTCGTCAGCGTCTGCAGCCGGGTGGGGCTATCGTCGTCGTGATGACGCGTTGGTCGAAGCGCGATCTGACTGGGCAAATCCTCAAAGATGCGGCTGCTAATGACAGCATTGGCGAGTGGGAAGTCATTGAATTTCCAGCAATTTTGCCCTCTGACAAGCCGCTATGGCCTGAGTTCTGGGAGTTGGAAGAGCTTCTGAAGGTCAAGCGCGACGTCCCTAACAGCAAGTGGATGGCGCAGTACCAGCAAAACCCTGTATCTGAGTCTGCTGCTATCGTGAAGCGTGAGTGGTGGCAGGAGTGGCCGAGAGAAAGCCCTCCTCAGTGCGACTTCATCCTACAAAGCTGGGATACGGCCTTCGAGAAGACGCAACGCGCCGACTATTCGGCGTGCACTACATGGGGGGTGTTTTACCATCCGGATGACGCAGGGATCGAGCAGGCCAATATTATCCTCCTGAATGCGTTCCGTGACCGCATGGAGTTCCCAGAACTGAAGCGGGTGGCTGTCGAGGAGTATCAAGACTGGGAGCCGGACAGCGTCATCATCGAGAAAAAGGCATCAGGTGCACCTCTTATATATGAGATGCGTGCAATGGGCATACCGGTGCAGGAGTTCACGCCCACGCGTGGGAATGACAAGATCAGCCGTCTGAACGCCGTCGCTGACATATTTGCCTCTGGTCGGGTATGGGCACCAGCTACCCGCTGGGCGGAAGAAGTGATCGACGAGGTGGCTGAGTTTCCTGCAGGTACCCATGACGACTATGTGGATACTGTATCAATGGCAATGCACAGGTTTAGACGCGGGGGCTATGTGACTACTACGCTAGACGAACCAGACGAAATCCAGTATTTCCGGTCGAACCGCAATAGAGGGTATTACTGATGGCAATCGACAAGGCTCTGAACCCGGCTCCGATGGGCCTCCCCAAGAGCCTGCGCTTGAGATTGAGATCGAGGACCCGGAGAGTGTCACTATTGGCGCAGGGGATATGGAGGTCGTCCTCGAACCCGGTGATGACGACGAGGAAGGCGAGTTCAACGAGAACTTGGCCGACATCCTAGACGAGGGCCAGCTTGCAGAGCTTGCCGGTGATCTCATCGGTGAGTTTGAGGAAGACATCTCCAGTCGCAAGGACTGGATGCAGACCTACGTGGACGGGCTTGAGCTACTGGGTATGAAGGTCGACGACCGGACGGAGCCATGGCCCGGGGCATGCGGCGTATACCACCCGCTGATGAGCGAAGCGCTGGTCAAGTTCCAAGCCGAGACCATGATGGAGACGTTCCCGGCACAAGGTCCGGTTCGGACCCAGTTGATCGGCAAAGAGACCCCTGAGAAGCGTGATGCAGCGCAGCGCGTGCAGGAGGATATGAATTACCAGTTGACCGATGTGATGCAGGAATATCGGCCTGAGCATGAGCGGATGCTGTGGGGGTTGGGCCTCTCAGGTAATGCGTTCAAGAAGGTCTATTATGACCCGTCACTCGGTCGTCAGACGTCGATGTACGTGCCTGCTGAGGACGTTGTGGTGCCTTATGGTGCCTCTAACCTTGAGACCAGCCCGCGCGTCACGCACGTCATGCGTAAGACGCCAAACGAGGTCCGGAAGCTACAAGCAGCGGGGTTCTACCGTGATATCGAACTTGATGATCCAGTCGATACCCTCGACGAAGTCGAGAAGGCAATTGCCGAGAGGATGGGCTTTAGGGCGTCGACCGACGAGCGCTACAAGCTGCTCGAAATGCAGGTCGAGCTTGTGCTCGATGACGACAAATTCCGTGACGATGAGGACGAAGGAATAGCCCTCCCCTACATCGTGACCATAGAGAAGTCGACGATGACGATCCTGTCTGTCCGTCGCAACTGGGACCCGGATGAGAAACTCAAAGCCAAGCGCCAGCATTTCGTACATTACCCGTATATTCCGGGTTTTGGGTTCTACGCTTTTGGTCTCATTCACCTTATTGGTGCTTTTGCTAAGTCTGGTACCAGCCTTATTCGTCAGCTTGTCGATGCTGGCACTCTGTCTAATCTACCCGGCGGTTTCAAAACTAAGGGGCTGAGGGTCAAGGGTGATGACACGCCCATTGCCCCTGCCGAGTGGCGAGACGTCGATGTGGCGTCAGGCACGATGCGCGACAACATCATGCCGCTGCCGTATAAAGAGCCTAGCCAAGTACTCTATAGCCTTCTGGGTACCATCGTAGAGGAAGGCCGTCGCTTCGCCGGGGCTGCTGATCTCCAGATCAGCGATATGTCAGCCAACGCGCCAGTCGGAACCACACTGGCAATCCTAGAGCGCACGCTCAAGACGATGTCGGCTGTGCAGGCACGCGTGCACTACGCGATGAAGCAGGAGTTCCGGCTCCTGAAGGGCATTATCCGCGACTATACGCCTGAGGAGTATAGCTACGAGCCTGAAGAAGGGTCACGTAGAGCTAAGAAATCCGACTATGACATGGTCGAGGTTATCCCTGTATCGGACCCCAACGCCGCCACAATGGCGCAGAAAATCGTCCAATATCAGGCTGTTATCCAGTTGGCGCAGGGTGCGCCGCAGATTTATGACCTACCTTACCTCCATCGCCAGATGCTGGAGGTGCTGGGAATTAAGAATGCCGAGAAGCTCGTGCCGCTCAAAGACGGTGACGACATGAAGCCGCGTGATCCCATCTCCGAGAATATGGACGTCATCAACGGCAAGCCGGTCAAGGCGTTTATCTACCAAGACCATGAGGCTCATATCATGGTCCATATGAACGCTATGCAGGACCCCAAGATTGCAGCGCTTATAGGGCAAAACCCCAATGCGCAGTCGATGCAGGCCGCTATGCAGGCGCATATAGCCGAACACTTGGCGTTCGAGTATCGCCGTCAGATCGAGCAGCAGGCCGGTGTGCCGCTGCCTCCGCCTGATGCGGCCATGGATGAGAATACCGAGGTGGCCATATCCCGCCTCGCAGCGGCTGCCTCAGGGCAGTTGCTCCAGAAGAACCAAGCTGAAGCTCAGCAGCAGCAGAACCAGCAGATGGCCCAAGACCCCATCGTGCAGATGCAGATGCAGGAGCTTGAGATCAAGAAGGGCGAACTCGACCTCAAAAAGCAGAAGCTACAGGTGGAAGCTGCGGAGAAGAACGACCGGCTTGAGCTTGAGAAGGAGCGTATCGAAGCTCAGAAAGAAATCGCTGGCCTGCAGGTCGGCGCAAAAATTGCGACGGACAAGAACAACTTGGACGCCAAACAAGAGGCTGAGGGTTTGAGGATTGGTGTCGAGCTAGCGCGCGACAGCATGAACCGGACTCAGCAACCAAAGGAAGCCGCTCCGGCTTCTCCTACAACCAAGAAGGAAGATAAATGAGTAACCTACTCCAGTATCTCTCAAAAAAGATACAAGACGAGTTGAAAATCATTGAGACAGACATGGCGATGGGTAACGCAGGTGATTACGGGGACTACAAGTACGCTTGTGGCATCTACCGTGGGCTTCTCGTAGCTAACAATATCCTCATGGAAACCGCCGAACGTATGGAGGCGGAAGATGAGTGAGATCATTGGTATCGAGAAACCCGCACTAGTTGGCCTCGACGGCCAACCTATCCCGAAGATCGAGGCGGACTCCGAAATTCCCCTCGAAGAGCGTCCCAAACAGCTTCCTGACCCGTCTGGATACCGCATCCTGTGTGCCGTTCCGGAAGTCGAAAAAGTCACTGAGGGTGGCATTCTCAAGGCGGACATCACGCTCCACCACGAGGAATTGCTCACGGTGGTCCTGTTCGTCATGAAAGTGGGTCCGGACGCCTATAAGGACGAGACGCGGTTCCCGAGTGGTCCGTGGTGCAAGGAGGGTGACTTCATCCTCGTACGCACGCATGCAGGCACCCGCGTCAAAATCCATGGGCGTGAGTTCCGTATCATTAACGATGATGCTGTCGAAGCGGTGGTCGAAGACCCTCGCGGCATTAAGCGCGCATAGAGCCTAGGAGGCACAAATGACTGAAGATAATGACGACTTCCAGTGGGAAGTCGAAGACGCCGAGATTGAGGTAGAAGACGATACTCCGGAGGCCGACCGAGGCCGAGAGCCGATGCCCAAGGAGATTGTCGACGAACTCGAAGCTGATGAGCTTGAGGACTATTCCGAGAAGGTAAAGCTCCGTCTGAAGCAGATGAAGAAGGTCTGGCATGACGAGCGCCGCGAGAAGGAACGCGAGGCCCGTGAAAAGGCCGAGGCCCTTGCTGCCGCGCAGCGCCTGCTCGAAGAGAACCGCAAGCTGAAGAGCACCCTGTCCGAAGGTGAGCAGACACTTGTCGGTAGCTTCAAGCAGAATGCCGAGTTTGAGCTTGAGAAAGCCAAGCGCGAGTACCGCGATGCTTACGAAGCGGGTGACACTGATCGCGTTCTAGACGCACAGGAGAAGCTAAATCTAGCCCAGTACAAGTTGCAGCAGCTTGCTGGTTATAGACCTACTTTACAAGGGGTAGAAGAAGAGGTACAAATACCTCAACAGCAGGTCCAAATTCCGCGACCAGACCAGAAAACGCTTGCGTGGCAAGAGCGCAATACGTGGTGGGGTACCGATCCGGAAATGACGGCATCTGCTCTAGGGCTTCACCAGAAGCTCGAACGCGAACGTGGCCCGCAATATGTGGGTTCCGACGAATATTGGAGCGCTATCGACACAACGATGCGCCGTCGTTTTCCTGAGTATTTCGGGGATTCTGAACCTGATGGCAGTGCCACGAAACCCACTGCACGCACGAACAAACCAGCCGTTGTCGCCCCAGCGTCCCGTAGCACAGCCTCCAAAAAGATTGTGTTGAGACAGTCCCAATTGGCAATCGCCAAGAAGTTGGGTCTAACCCCCGAGCAGTATGCCCGGGAACTTGCGAAGGAGATGTAAAAATGGCTGAGAATCGTACCGCGCGTGATGTGCAAACCCGTGAACTGTCTGAACGCCCTAAGTCTTGGCAACCAGCTTCGACGCTGCCCGAGCCTGATAGGGAAGATGGTTATTCGTACCGTTGGGTGCGCGTATCCACATTAGGTCAGAATGACGCCCGTAATATCTCATCGGCTTTCCGTGAGGGCTGGGAACCTGTTCGCATCGAAGAACAGCCTAAGTTCCGAGGCATCACTGATCCAGATAGCCGGTTCAAGGATAACGTAGAAGTCGCAGGACTGTTGCTGTGCAAGATTCCGTCTGAGTTTATGGATCAACGCCGCGAATATTTCGAGCGTATGACCCAAGCCCAGAGTGAGTCCGTGGACAACAACTTCATGCGAGAGAATGACGCTAGGATGCCGCTCTTTAAGGAACGGAATACCAAAACGTCGTTTGGCTCAGGCAGATAAACTAGGAGTTCTCAAATGCCATATCCCACTGTTGATGGCCCTTACGGCCTTATCCCGGTTAATCTGATCGGTGGGCAGGTTTTTGCTAGCGCTGCTCGTTCGATCCCGATTGCTACCAACTCGTCGACCGCCATTTTCTTTGGTGACGTCGTTCGACTGGCTGCAACCGGTACGCTCGAGAAAGACGTTGGTACGAACGTTGCTACCCCGATTGGTGTTTTCCTTGGTTGCACCTACACCGATCCGGTGTTTGGTAAGACCTTCCGCCAGTTCTACCCCGGTACCACGAACATCACCGACGTCGTTGCTTATGTGCAGGACGATCCGGATGCGCTGTTCAAGGTTGCTGTGGTTTCGGCTGGTGTCACCATCGGTACGATCACTCGTGCTAACGTTGGTGAGAACACTGCACTCGTGCAGAACGCTGGCAGCACCGTTAACGGTGACTCGCGCGTAGCTGTTAGCGCAACCTGCGCTACCACTTCGACGCTGCCGATCCGTATCATCGACGTCGTTCCCGACACTTCGCCTGCTGGTTTCCCCGGTTCGTTTACCGAGGTTATCGTCAAGTGGAATCAGGGTATGCACCCGTACTACAACCCAACTGGCGTATAAGAGGAGTCTAACACATGGCAATTTCACGCGCTCAGCTCCTCAAAGAGCTTCTGCCCGGCCTGAACGCCCTGTTCGGCCTCGAATACGCCCGCTATGGCGAAGAGCACAAAGAGATTTTCGAAACGGAAACCTCGGAACGTTCGTTCGAAGAAGAAACCAAGCTGTCGGGCTTCTCGGCTGCTCCGGTTAAGAACGAAGGCTCGGCCATCGCATACGACAACGGTCAGGAAGTCTACACGGCTCGCTATACCCATGAAACGATTGCCCTCGGGTTCTCGCTCACGGAAGAAGCCATCGAAGACAACCTGTATGACAGCCTCTCGGCTCGTTATACCAAGGCTCTTGCCCGCGCCATGTCGTACACCAAGCAGACCAAGGCTGCTGCGGTCCTCAACAACGGTTTCAGCGCTTCCTATCCGGGTGGCGATGGTCAGCCGCTGTTCTCGACTGCTCACCCGCTGGTTTCGGGTGGCGTCAACAGCAACCGTCCTACGGTTCAGGCCGACTTGAATGAAACGTCGCTCGAAGCGGCTGTCATTCAGATCGCTGCTTGGCAGGACGAGCGTGGCCTGCTGATCGCAGCTAAGCCGCGCAAGCTGATTGTTCCGCCCGCGCTGATGTTCGTTGCAACCCGCCTCCTTGAGACGGAACTGCGTGTCGGCACCGCTGACAACGACATCAACGCTCTCAAGAACAACGGCTCGGTTCCGGAAGGTTACACCGTTAACCACTTCCTGACCGATACCAACGCTTGGTTCCTGACCACCGACGTGCCTAATGGTATGAAGCACTTTGTCCGTACTCCGATGAGCACGGGCATGGATGGTGACTTCGACACCGGTAACGTCCGCTATAAGGCTCGTGAGCGTTATAGCTTCGGCTGGTCCGATCCGCTCGGCGTGTTCGGTAGCGCCGGTTCTACCTAAGGACCGAGGGGGAAGAGGGAAACCTCTTCCCCTTTTTATTTGTAGGTGATATACCTACGCAACTAGGGTTTTGCTCATACCGACCGACCTAGCGGACTTAGTAGAGACGGTATGAGATTGTGCTACTACACGGAGTCATCAAATGGCTAACACTACTTTTTCAGGTCCCGTACGCTCTATCGGCGGCTTTCAGACGATCACCGTCAACGCCACGACTGGCGCAGTTGCGACCTCGGCTACCTTTGGTACGGCTACTTCGGTAACATCGCTTACCGCTTCGGCCATTACATCGACCGCTACAATAGTTGCATCCGGGACCATTACGGCTCGTAACGGTGTAGCTTTGACCGCAGGTGGTGCACCGGGTTTCATCGCAACCAGCGCGGCCAACAGCATGGGTATTTATTTCGGCTCGGGTGTTCCGACCGTTACAGCAGCAAAGGGTTCGCTATACCTTCGCAGCGATGGTACCACGACCAACGACCGCGCATACATCAACACTGATGGTGCGACCACTTGGACGGCTCTGACCACCGTTGCCTAATAATTAGCGCCCTGTAACATAGGTGGCAGATGCAGAACGAAAAAGGTTATGATTTAACCGGACGCAGCGTATTTATTGCGCTTCCGGCGTACGACTTTAAGGTATCCTTGAAGCTGGCGGTTTCGCTTGCTCGTTTTGCCCAAGCTGCTCCGCAGCACGGGATCGACATCCAGATTGGTAGCATTTGCGGCTGCTCTGTTGTCTCCCGTGCGCGGAACCTGCTTGCGCAGGACATGCTGGATTCCGACTGTACGGACCTCATGTTCATCGACTCTGACATCAACTTTGAGCCTGATGACATTTTTCGGCTCATGGCATGGACCACTGATCCCAAGAAGGGGATCGTTGCAGGTGTGCCGCGCACGCGCAGCACTGCTAAGGTATATATCGCCACCCTCGACTACGACGAAAATGAAGAGCTTACGATGAACGCCATGGGCCTTGTCCGTGCCCAGCGCGTAGCCACAGCCTTCATGATGGTCCGTCGAGACGTGTTCGAGACTCTGGATGCCGCTCACCCTGAGTGGCGCTACTACGACGAACGCACGAAGCGCACTGTGCCGTGCATGTTCGATTTCATGAAAACCGATGAGGGGTATATCGGGGAGGATTTCCTCTTCTGTGACCGGGTCCGCGAACATGGGTTCGAGGTCTGGATCGACCCTACCATTAAACTTGGGCACATGGGTGTGCAGGAATATGAAGGCCATTTCGGCCCTGACGTCTTGTATCCGATGATTGTACCCCCGCAGAAGGATGCCGCATAATGAGTGGATGGACCGTCTCTGACATTAACACCAACAAGTCACTGCCGGTGGGGGGTACTGCCTCTGCGGGTATGTCGGTAGCCACTGGTGCGCCTTACATTGTCCCGGCTCCTGTTGCGCAGGACCCGGTCGGTAAAATGCGTATCTCGACGCCGCAGTCGCTGATCGACACCGACTTCGAGTATGGTGCGCAGCCGACAAAGTGGGAGACCCTTGCTCTCCAGAACAACCGGCAGGGAGTGTATTATACCCCTCAGCAGCCGCTGACGATCTCGTCGATCACTGGCTCGGGCACGACCTTGACGATTGCGGGTACTTTCGTAGTCGCTGCTAATACACCGATCTACATCCAGAACGCAGGCGACCCCAATGCCAATGGCTGGTGGTGGACTGTCGCTGGCGGTACGAACTCGATGACCGTCATCACTGCCAACGCTGTGGCTGCGGCGAACTGCTTCAACCCGGCGTTGACCTATGTTTACACGGGCCTGTTCTACTCCAACTGCGGTATCCCGCTGGCTTCTACCAGCGCGTTTACCTATGTCGGTACGACCATCACCTGCACGACAGGCTCGGCTCATGGTTTGGCCCCCGGCTCACAGATTTACGTCCGCAACACGACGTCGAGCGCTGGCGGTGCTATCAACGGTGCTTGGATTGTGGCGACCACGCCCACCAACAACACCTTCACTTTCATCGTTCCTGTGGCTCCCTCGGGCACGCTGACCAACGTTGCTGATCTTCTCACCCTGTATTCACGTCCTCCGGGTTATGTGGAAGGGCGTACGTTTGATGGCGGTGTCGCCTTCTCGGCAGGTTCTGTGGTTCCTAACTCGCAGCTTATCCGCCAGACACGTCGCTATTTCCGTTATCAGTCGGGTAAAGCCATCCAGTTCTCGACGGGTACGTCGCTGAAGCCGACGCTGTTTGTTACGAGCATCACCTCTTCTGGTACCACGGTAACCGTAAACACCCGCTATGCGCATAACATGGCCCCCGGTGCTACGATTATTGTCACCGGCTGTGACCAGTTTGCTTATAACGGTACGTGGACGGTGGCTACAACGCCTACCTCCACATCGCTGACATATATAGCAAACTCTGTCCCAACTGCCACACCTGCAACGGGTTTCCCGATGCGCGTCAGCCCAAACACTTGGTTCGGTTCATCCAACCGTATCGGTTTTTACGACACGCAGAATGGCTTGTTCTTCGAGTATGATGGCCAGCAGCTTTACGCCGTATGGCGCAGCAGCGTCCTCCAGATTTCGGGTACTGCTACGGTAACCAACGGTTTGAGCGCTGTTACCGGTACTGGCACTGCGTTCAGCAGCCAGCTGAAGCCGGGTGACTATATCGTCATCCGTGGTCAGTCCTACCGGGTGTTAAATATCACCAGCGATACGGCGATGAATATTACGCCGGAATATCGCGGTGCGTCCATCACTGGTACTGGTGCAGGCGTCATCATCACGAAAACTGTTGATACGCGCGTACCTCAGTCTCAGTGGCTCGACCCTCTCGATGGTAGGGGTCCGTCTGGCTACACGCTCGACCTCACCCGCATGCAGATGTTTTACATCGACTATTCGTGGTACGGTGCGGGCTTTGTACGCTGGGGTATGCGTACCGGTAGGGGCCAGATCACCTACGTCCATCAGCAGACGAACAACAACATTCAGTACGAAGCCTATATGCGCTCGGGCAACTTGCCCGCTCGCTACGAGTCGAACGGTACTGCACCTTCTACATTCCTGACAGCTACCCTCGGTACGGGGGGCGCAGGT